CTTTCGTTGCCGCCCCCGCATAGCGGGTGGTTTTATGGTTCGCGACTACGTCACGAACCAGTCTAAAGACAATAAATATAAAAAAAGACCTTACCAGGACATATTCCCAGTAAGGTCTTTTGCATTATTACTGTCAATCCATACGTCCGCCCTCGTATGGTAGGGAGATGTATGGATCACCTCTCAGTTATCGATGAATTACTACTCCGATTGTCGCACCCACTCCTAATATCTGTGATAGGTTGCGTTGCATCCGTAGTCGTTTGATAGTTTTCTTGTCGTTTTCGATTTGCCCTTTCAATTCGGTCAAAGAGTTCTGCATTTCGTTCAAGGTAACTTCTTGCTTCACTAAGTCCGCTTTGGCTTTGTCCAATTCGGTCGTTAATTTGTCGATTGTATTGTGTGCTTCGTTCAATTCTTGTCGCTGCTTCACGGCTATAGTCTGTGCTTCTGTCAATGGAACGTTGGACGCTTCGATTAAGTTCAACGCTTTCTCGTTGTTGCTTTTGAGCTCGTTCCACTGCGTTAATGGTACGCTGATAGTCGCTTCCGTTTGATTGGTAGAATATGTATCCGATGCAAAGGATGATGACGAGCCCAATACCACCGATAACAATATTGCGGTAAGTAGGGTGATTAAATAATACTTTGATTTTGTCATACATTATTCCCCTCCTGTTGCGTAATCAGTAATGCCCCTTGCGATAGCACGCACTATAGTGTCTAAATCATTGTTAAGTAGTGCTAGGTCTTCATCATTATCGATAAAGGCCATTTCTACCAACACAGCTGTTGCATCCGTGCCGTTTAATACCCATAAATCTTGCCGTTCTTTCACACCACGATCAACCGTATTAATACTACGGATGATTTGCGATTGGATATCGTTCGCTAGACGTTGGCCATTGAAAGACTTGTACAAAGTTTCTGTACCCCTAGCTTGAGTGTTAAAAGCGTTACAATGGAGCGATACAAATATATCCGCTCCCCATTCATTAGATGTTTCACACACAAGACCTAAATCATCATTTTGTAAAGTTTTAACGTCACATCCTGCAGTTTGTAAATAACAAGCCAATAACTTACCCGCATCACGAGCAACGTCGCATTCACGACGTCCTGTGTTAGGATTTACTGCTCCAGAGTCCAGGTCAATATCATGACCTGGATTTATAAATATTTTCGTCATTACTACTACCTCCTTCTAATTTATCAGGGACACCATTATTGTTTCTATCCAACCAAAGTCCTAGGAAGCCTACTACGGCTGTCAATACGCTAGGAATGAATATGTGGTCAATAATATTGAGCCCAACATCAATCAACTTATTAGTTTCACTTGATACATAACCCCTAGCAAATGCCATAACATACTCTGTTATGACTAACCAAATAGGAATTAGCATAACAAGTACTAGAATCCGTGTCGCTAGTACTCCAGTAGGTCTAATATTAGCAACACGAACAGCACCATATGCGGATTTTAGACGGTTCATGATTTGATATTTCATTATCAGTCACCTCCTATATCGTCCGCGTTAAGTGTGATACTTCTTCCTATTGGCATATTGTTTAGAACTTGGATATGCATCAGTTCAGTACTCAGACTTTGAACTGTGGTTTCGAGGTTATTAAGCCTATGAAATTTCGCCGCATCTCGTTCTTCCAGCTTGACCAACTGCTTTAATATCTCCTGATTACTTTTTGTTAAATCAGCGATACTATTGATAGCATCAGATAGCTTATCGTCATAGTCCTTACGCTGTTTATCCATGCGTCGAGCCAAATGGTCATCTAATTCTTGCTTAACCGCAACTAGCGAGGGGTGTTCTAAAAACCACACCATCGCACGAAAACA